CGTAAGTTCATGAGCTTCACTCAACTTGAAAGCGGAACCGGACCCTTGGGTCTCCTAACGAACTCGTTCAACGAGTTCGGCAAGGTGGTGACTTATGGAATCAATTGCTATGTGGAATTCGTCGCTACTAGTTGTGGTTTCACGACTGGTAAGCGACCAGGAGCTTTTTTCTCGAACAAAGCCATGTTGTATGGCGCGACGGACTGTGAGCTGGTCAATGACGTGACTGTGCATGATGGAATCAATGCACTCATTATCGATGGCGAGACGGGTGTTCCGAATGTTGACAAAGTGCTTGCTGCTGTCGAACCGATTATCGGATGGACGCGCGAACGTGCACACAACATGGCATACGATATGGCGACTAAGCCGGAGGACAACACTGTTGCGTTGCTGTATAACATGCTCCGCATGTATTACATCAAACGCCTTGGTGAGAGTGAGACGGGTAGCCAGACAATCCGCCCGACCGATAGTTTCTATGACGACGGGCACGTGGCGATCACGTATCGTACAGCGCTCGGATTGTCTGCTGAGTATAACCCAGCGGCGTTTGAGTTGACACGTACGAGTGCGCTTGTAGCGATGGGCAATAACCACCATTTCAGATTCAGACAGGATAACAGTCCCCCGATGATGAACTTGACTGACCTGACTCCAGCTGAGGCGTCGGTGCTGCGTTACGCGCTGGCTGAGTGGAGCGAAGAATCGCCGTTGCGCATCATGCACAAGTCGCCAGAGCTGGCACCGGCGGTAGCGTTTTTCGCGGGCCAGACCGAAGCCAACATGCAAGATCAGCCGACGTACGGTGAACTCGATGCTAATGATGTGCTCCAGGCTATCATGCGCATCGTGCACAACAACAGACTGATGGCACACTTTGACATGGCGTATGCGATCGTTGCGCAAGTGATGTTTACTCACATGCCCCGTAGTGCTGAAGCACACTGGTGGCTCAAGAAACGTACTGTTGTGAAGCTGCCTAAGTTCCGTTGTTACAGAGGTATCTGTGATGTGTTCACTTTAGGTAGTGCATACATCTCGGATGTGACACGTTGGGCAACATTCAAGAATTGGCAGGAGAATCCGATGCGTTTGCCAGTGCACTCGATTGCACTGAGCGAAATCACGCATGCACAGGAATTCGAGTACCTCTGTGCCAAGAACAGATCTGAGTTCCCGGCGGCATACATTGGTACCACGCCTTCGCATCACTGTGGTCTGGCATGGGACTATCACCTATTTGCGATGCGCATGAAGACGAAGGTGACACTGCCGTGGCCGACACTGTGTGGCTTGTACCGATTCAGCGGGCTACACAAGGATTCGACGGGTGTACGTATTATCGTCGACATGCTTGATGAACTTGCGCGCAATGAGTACAACGTGTCGACCGTCGAGATTGATGGTGAAGTCCGAGATGTCATCTCCATCAAGGAAGTCGTGCCATACTGTTACCCGGTACTGAGCATGGGCACGTCACCCAGTGACTACTACCTTAACGAGTTGAAGAGCACGAGTGAGCTCGTACGTGAC